CGGACGGACATACAAGAGAAGAGTTCATACAGCTGATAGGAAAGAATTATTTATGAGGTAGAAATATGAATTTTGAAATAACAATACCGGGTAATCCGGTTGCAAAGGGCAGACCGAGGGTAAGTAAGTACGGCACATACACACCGAAGAAAACGGCTGACTTCGAAAGCTATATTGAATACTGTTGGGCGGCTGAATACGGCAATATAAAGCCTTCGGACAAGCCGTTAAAAGCAGAGATTATATTTTATATGCCTATCCCTAAGAGTGCTTCAAAGAAAGCCAAAACAGCCATGAAAAACAGAGAAACGGCGCATATAAAAAAGCCTGATTTGGACAACATGGCAAAGTCGGTATTGGATGCGCTTAACGGACTGGCATATATAGATGACAGCCAGATATATTCCTTAACGCTGTTTAAGACCTATTCGGAACAGCCGAGGACGGAGTTAATGCTGGAAGAGAGCGAGTGATGACGTTGGACGGCGGATTTATAAAAATAGACAGAGGGATTTTAGATTGGGAATGGTATAGCGATATTAATACCACAAGGTTATTTATACATTTGATATTAAAAGCGAATTGGAAGGACGGACGATTTCAAGGGGTAAAAGTTCCGAGGGGTTCTTTGGTAACATCACTGCCGACACTGGCAGAAGAAACAGGTTTGTCATTGCAACAGATAAGAACAGCGGAAAAACACCTAAAATCAACAGGGGAGATAACAGTCTCTCTACACCCTAAATTCCGCATAATATCAATAAAAAACTACTGTGAATATCAAGACGTTAACAGTCAATCTAACAGGCAACTAACAGGCAATCAACAGGCAACTAACAGGCAACTAACAGCAATAGAAGAAAGTAAGAAAGTAAGAAGGGAAGAAATAAAGAAAAGGGTATCTAAAGATACCCCAAAAGAAACCCCAGAGGACATCATCAGCCAATACGATTTCTCGGAAGCCATGACTATTAAAATCAAAGAATGGCTAAAGTACAAGAGCGAGAGACGAGAAACGTATAAATCGACGGGACTAACCGCATTGCTGAACAGAGTAAGCCAAAAAAGCGGAGAGTACGGCGAAAACCCTGTAATGGCGTTGATGGATGAAAGCATGGCGAACGGGTGGCGAGGCATTATCTGGGACAGGCTGAAAGGAGAGGAGAAGCATGAGCTTAGCGGTAAAGGCAAATGGGATGAATACCTGCAAGACGGACTCAACGTCTGACGATAGAGAAAAACGAATGAGAGAAGCGGCAATAGCAGAAGCCGAGAGAATGAACGCAGTTGAGGGAAACATGGTCGGTTATGACTGCCCGAAGTGCAAAAACAGAGGTTTTGTTGCCGAGGCACAGGGGATATACATGGTTACTGTTCCGTGTGAGTGTATGAAAATCAGGGCAAACATGGCAAGGCTTGAAAGAAGCGGTTTGAAAGACAGTGTTGCCGAATACACATTCAAAAACTACAAAGCGGACAAGCCTTGGCAAAAGGGAATACTGGAAAGGGCTGTTGAGTTTGCGAAAGACCCCAAAGGGTGGTTTTACATCGGCGGTCAGGTCGGCAGCGGAAAGACCCATATATGCACTGCCATTGCTTCATACCTGATAAAAAAAGGTCGAGAAGTGCTGTATATGCGTTGGACAGACGACACAGTCAAACTGAAAGCAGTCAAGAACAACGATGAGGAATACGGAAAAATGATTGAAAAGTTCAAAAGAACCGATGTGTTGTACATAGATGACTTCTTCAAGACGGAGAAAGGGAAACAGCCGACAACAGCGGATGTAAACATAGCTTTTGAACTGCTGAACTATCGCTATAACAATAGAGATTTGATAACGATTATATCCAGCGAAAGAACACTGGGAGAGCTTCTGGACATAGACGAGGCAACAGGAAGCAGGATTAAACAGAGATGCGGAAACAACCACATCAGCGTTGAAAGAAAACCGGAGAATAACTATAGATTGAGAGGTTAAGAGTATGAACAAGGTGATTTTGATGGGAAGACTCACGAGAGACCCGGAGGTTAGATATACACAAAGCGATAAGCCTTTAGCAATAGCAAGATATACATTGGCTGTTAACAAAGCATACAAGAAAGAAGACGAGACTGAGGCGGATTTTATCCCGTGCGTTGCCTTCGGAAAGAACGGCGAGTTTACGGAAAGGTATTTTAGAAAAGGTCAGATGGTAAGCGTGGTCGGAAGGCTTCAGGTCCGCAATTGGGAAGATGACGAAGGTAGGAAACGTGTAACAACGGAAGTTGTGGTTGAAGAACAGTATTTTGCCGAAAGCAAGAACAAGAGTGAGGAAAAAACTTTGAGCGAAGCTGTCAATTCCCACCTTTACCCCATAGACGACAACGTGGAAGATGAAGACCTTCCGTTCTGAGAGGTGAGATAGATGTGTGATAGAGACTGTTTCAACTGTAAATATGATGACTGTATATGCGAAGAAGTAACCGCCGATGATTTGGCAGGTTTGAAGAAAGCCGAGATAGTAGCAGGTTTGAGGGCAGAAGAACCCGATGAGTACGAAGAAATAAGAAGAAAAAGGAACGAGTATCAAAGAGCCTATTATCGCAGACGTAAGGAGCGGTATAAAAAATACAAAGCCGATTACTACAGAAAAAATAAAGAGAGAATAATGGCGTATCAGAAAGAGTACTACGAAAAGAAGAGAGCTTTGAAAAACCAAGGTATACAGGGATAACCCCTTTATATAATAAACCGGTCGCAAAAAATAAACCGCATAATAATTCAAAACTAATCCCTTGACTACATATAGGCGATGAATGTCAAGTGTCAACACAGACCGGGCATGAAAGAGGGTGGTTGGATATATAAGTTCTTTATAGGGAGGAGAAAAGGAAATGATACACATAATAGACGATTACTACGTTACAGGCGGTGCAAGGGACTACACGCTGCTTAAGGACACACATAGAGAGGATAAGAACGGCAATACGGTGTACAAAACATTAGGGTACTACGGTAGCGTTGCTAACGCCGTTGAGGGACTGCGAAAAACATTATGCAGGGAATTAACCGCCGAGAAGAATATGGAGCTGTACGAGGCTGTCAGAGCCTTTAAAGGTATAGCGGAAGAATTGGAGAAAGCAACGGAGGGGTTAAGATGAGCAGACTAAGCGATATATTAGGAGTTAAAGAGGGACAGGAGTTTAGGTTTAGAGAAAGATTAACAACCTATAGAATTAACGGGGATGTAACAAATTTTAAAATGGATAATGGTTATTGGTTTGAAGGTGGTATGAAAGTATTCGACTTATGTGAAATGATAGCCCACCCAGAACTTATAAGAATAGTACCTGAAAAGCAAGAACTTACCGAACAGCAGATAACTGCTATAAAGGGAAGGATTGCAGAGGGAACGCTTTGGGCTACTAAGAGAAAAAATGAAAGTACAGTTTGGTTTTGTAAAAAAAGACCTAAAAGCTTTGAAATGCCATTTGACGTTGGTACTGCTTGCACCCCTCTATACGATTTCATCACCTTTGAAAACAGTCCTATATATTTGCCTGATTTGATAAAGGGGTGAGAACAGATGAAATTTATAGATGTAGATAATTCATGGGGAAAAGGCATATTATATGATTGGTATATACATTCTGTTAGTCCGATGGATAAACCCCAATGGACAGAAGAACATATAGAAGAATTGTGTAATGATTTTTATGTTATTCCAAAAGAAACCACCCAATATGATATAGATTGTAATTTTGACCGTCTTAAAGAGCTTTCCGAAGCCGACAAAGATGGTAGATGTTTGGTTCTTCCCTGTAAGCCGTCAGATGTAACCGTATATCAATTACGCAATAAAAAGCATGCTCTAGGTGTTGGTATAAGTCCTAGACGTATTTATTGCACTTCGGTATGGGCTGATGGCGACTATGCCCTTAATCATCAAGGCACAGATGACTGCCTAAAGCGTGATTTTAATAAGACATGGTTTCTTACAAAAGAAGAAGCGGAAAGAGCGTTGGAGGAGAGGAAATGACACTGAAAGAAGTGATAAAAATACTTGAAATAGCAAAAGCAGAAGTTGAATGGGACTACCCGTTAGATTATGCCATTGCAATAGATACGGCTATAGAAGCACTGGAAAAGCAGATACCGAAGAAACCGATATTAAAAAGTGGAGTATCCATAACTCATATAAACAAGGGAGATAAGCCCCACGAATGGCGAAATGTGCAATGGCAAGACTGGGTATGCCCCGAGTGTGGATGGTTTGTTGGGCAGCGGTATAATGCTACACAATGTAAACCACACGACCAGAGGAAATGTAATTACTGTAACGAGTGTGGACAAGCCATAGACTGGAGGGATGTTGAATGACTTTCAATGACTTTATAGAACTCTTAATATATGTTTTAGCTATTGCCGTAGTCATAACAAACGTATACTTTCTGATTAAGGATTACAAGCTGAGACTGGGCGAGAGAGCGATATTAAAGCACTACGGCATAACGGAACAGGTCGCAAAGCTGAAAGAAGAGTGCCGAGAACTGATAGAAGCCTCGGACGGGTACATAAACGGAACGGACAGTAAAGCGCATTTTTTAGAAGAGATGGCAGACGTGGAAGTAATGATTGAGCAGATGATAATGCACTTCAACGCACAGGACAAGGTTGACGAGATAAAGAGGTTTAAGGTCAAAAGGCAGCTGGGGAGAATGGAGAGGGAAGAAGATAATGTATAGAATTTTGTGGGTTTTATATTGATTATGCGCATAAACACACAAAAACCTATAAATAACATACCGGGGAGATGATGAAGTGGGTAAGACGATATACTGTCCGTTCATGCTGTTGGATTATAGAGAAAAGCACGATAACAGATGTATCAAATGCGAACGAGGCGATATTAACTTCGGAGACGAAACGGAAAGAAAAGAATATATCAAATACTACTGCGGCTCGTTTACCAATTGGGAGCAATGCAGCTTAGCTAAAAGCGCGACAAAGTTCTATGAAAGGATTGATGATAATGGCAAAGACGAAGAACAATAAGACGATTGACCACTTTTACGAAATGGAACTCGGAAGATACAAGAAAGCTGTACAAACGAGAGATACTATAATCACCGAACTGAAAGAAGAAATAGCCGGGCAGTATGAACTGATGAATATACTGTCGGCTTACATAGCTGTGTTAGTGGGAACGGAAGAGAAAGAAATAGACAAGCTGAAACTGACATCCGCAATCGGTAAGTATGGTGTGGATATAAAGACGAGTGAGGACGGAAAGAAGTACATACTGAAACTAAAAGAAGCCTGAGAAATCGGGCTTTATTTTTTTGCAAAACTTGTAGCGTAATTATTTTTCAGATGTGTTTAGATTAGATGATAAGGGAGGTGAGGTAATGACAAGCAAAAGAAAACGAAGGGGAGTACCGCCTAAATATAAGTCGGCTCAGGAAATGCAGGAGAGAATTGATGAATACTTTAAGCTGTGTGAGGGAGAAAAGCTACTGGATGAAAACGGACACCCTGTAGTTACTGACAAAGGATTCTATGTGTATTTAGTCAGTCCGAAGCCTCCGACAGTAACGGGATTAGCCCTTGCATTAGGCTTTACAAGCAGGCAGGCGTTGTTAAACTATCAGGCTAAACCTGAATTCGTTGACACGGTTACGCGCGCTAAATCAAGGGTTGAGGAGTATGCGGAAACAAGGCTGTTTGATAAAGACGGAGCAAACGGAGCGAAGTTCAGCCTTGCGAATAACTTTGAAGGCTGGCGAGAAAAGCAGGATATAAAAGTTGACGGAGATATGAAAACAACGGGAGAAACAGTTATCCGATTTGAGGGAGAACTGGATGATTGGAGTAAGTGATATGGAAGCGCCTATATTTAAAAAGCTTCGCACAGAAGTTCCGAACGCTCAACAGGTTAAGTTCTTTGAGGCTACGCAGAAGTATATTTGTTACGGCGGAGCACGAGGAGGTGGAAAAAGTTGGGCAATGCGCCGTAAGTTCGTCATGCTCGCCATGCGTTATCCGGGACTAAAAATATTACTTCTCAGACGAACACTGCCCGAGTTAAGAAACAACCACATACTTATCCTTCAAAGCGAATTGTACGGCTATGCTAAATACAATCAGCAGGAAAGAGCTTTCGTATTCCCGAACGGAAGCCGCCTTAACCTCGGCTACTGCGATAATGAGGGAGACATGCTTCAGTATCAAGGACAGGAGTATGACGTTATAGGCTTTGAGGAGGCTACTAACTTCCAACCTGATTGGATTACATTCATATCAACCTGTTTAAGAACTACCCGTACAGACTTTGATACAAGGATATATTATACAGCCAACCCCGGCGGTGCAGGACATGAGTTTATTAAAAGGCGGTTCATAGACCGTAAGTTCAAAGAAAACGAGAATCCGGAGGACTATGTATTTATCCCGGCTACCGTATACGACAATAAGGTCCTTATGGAAGCTGACCCGGACTATATAAAAATGCTTGAAGCATTACCGCCGCATAAGAGACGAGCACACTTGGAAGGCGACTGGAACGTATATGAAGGACAGGTTTTTGAAGAGTTCAGAGACTATCCACAGCACTACATTGACAGAAGATATACTCATGTCATTGAACCTTTCGATATACCCGAAAGTTGGAAGATATACCGTAGCTTTGACTTCGGTTACGCAAAGCCGTTCTCCTGTGCATGGTGGGCAGTGGACTATGACGGCAGACTGTATAGGATATTAGAACTGTACGGGTGTGTACCGAATGAGCCTGATACGGGTGTTAAATGGACGCCTAACGAGATATTCAAGGAGATACGAAGAATAGAAGATGAACATAAGTGGCTTAGAGGGAAAAGCATACAGGGTGTAGCCGACCCTGCCATATGGAACGCCGAATACGGAGAGAGTATAGCGGAGACAGCGGAAAAGTACCGCATATACTTCGACAAGGGCGATAACAAACGTATAGCCGGCTGGCAACAGGTTCACTACCGATTACAGTTTGACGAAGAAGGAATACCGATGATGTATATCTTCAAGAACTGCAAAGGATTTATAAGGACGCTTCCGTTATTACAGTATGACGAGAATAAGCCTGAAGATGTGGACACCAAACAGGAAGACCATATAGCCGATGAGACAAGATATATGTGCATGGCTAATCCTATTAAGCCGGTTAAGACAAAAGAACGAAAGATACAGGTATTTGACCCTCTGAGTACAGATGAGGGAGTAATAGATAAGTATGCGTTTATGAGGACTTATTAAAGGAGGGATGATAAATGGCAGCGGGAGACATATTTAAAGCACTGCTGGGCAGGACTTACAGAGTGCCTAACGGAAGTATAGAGTTGCCGTCAAACGGTATGGCGGTAAAGGAAGCCATAGGTAAGAACGAATTGGCAAAGGCTGTAGAAACATTGAAGAAGTATAAGGACGGCAAAGCCAACCTTGAAAAGACGATAGTCGAAAACGAAAAGTGGTACAAGCTGAGACATTGGGAAGTATTTAAGGGGACTACCAATAACGGAGAAAGAAAAGCAGGAGACGAGCGTCCCGAGCCTGCGTCTGCATGGCTGTTTAACAGTTTAACCAATAAGCACGCTGACGCAATGGACAACTTCCCCGAGCCTAACGTGTTACCGAGAGAGCAGGGAGACGAACAGGACGCAGATGTCCTCAGTTCTATAATACCGGCGATACTGGAACGAAACCACTTTGAATCAACATATTCGGACGCATGGTGGTACAAGCTTAAACATGGGGCAGTACCATACGGTATCTTCTGGAATAATACCCTTGAAAACGGATTGGGCGACATTGATATAAAACAATTGGACTTGCTCAACATCTTCTGGGAGCCTGGTATTACCGATATACAGGATAGCCGTAACCTGTTCATCTGTTCACTGGTTGACGATGACCTTCTTCAACAGAACTATCCGCAGTTGAAAGGCAAGTCAACGGGAAAGGTTATTGATGTAACGCAGTATGTTTACGATGATACGGTCGACATCAGCGATAAGAGTGTTGTTGTGGACTGGTATTACAAAAAGACCGTGAACGGAAAGACAATACTCCACTTCTGTAAGTTTGTCGGCAGTGAAGTGTTATTCGCTACGGAGAACGAACCTCAGAACTACCCCGAAGGTTGGTATGCTCACGGACAGTACCCTGTAGTATTCGATGTGCTGTTTCCCGAAGCGGGAACACCGATAGGCTTTGGATATCTGGGTATAATGAAAGACCCTCAGATGTATATAGATAAGCTGTCGCAAAACGAGGGGACTTGTGAAGCGGGAGCGAAAAATCTCT